AAAATTGTCAAAATATGATGCAAGTCGTAATAAAAAATCATATTCTTATTTTGGCACAATAGTTAAAAATTGGTTAATACAGCAATCCAATTCTTATAAGAAAAGGGTATTTATAGATGAGAACGAAAATGAAGTTGTTGTTTCTGATTTGAGTGTTGATTTTTATGAAGAAAAAGAATTAGAAAGAGATAATATAAATTTTATAAATGATTTAGAGAGGAAGTTTAGTAGTATAATAGAAGATAATAATAAATTTACCGATGACGATATACTTGTCTTAGGTGTTATTAAAGATATATTAACAAGTTATGATAAGTTATATATTACAAATAAAAAGCAATTATATCTTTACATAAAAGAAGCTACTGATTTACCAAGTAGAAAAATAACAAAATCATTAAATAAAATAAAGTTATTATATAAAGAAGTAAGATTTAATTTTATAGAGGATTGATGGAACAGAAACTACCAGATATAAAAAACATATCAGACGAAGAGTTAAAACTTATTTATGCTGATATGATATTGGCTTATAGAGATTGTTTGAGTGTTATAAAAAGTTTGTTAAATGTTAGATCTTATAAGTTGAATGAAATTGCTGTTATGAATGAAGAACTAAAAAAAAGAGGTTTTGAGAAATTAATAGAAGATTTAGAGAAAAAAGATGAGTAAATCTATAGTAAATACATTAAACTCTGCAGATTATTTGAGTTCAAAAATATTAGATAAATCTGACTATATTGGTGAAAAATTTATAAAAAGAGGTATTGTTATAGATGTAAACACATTTAACTCACAAAACAATATTAATGTTGGTAAAATACCTATGTATAGTGTTATGGCTGCTATAATAGGTGAAGATATAAATATAGAAAATAGTGTAAACAGCGAAATTTCAGAAATAACCAGAACTTTAACAAATGGTTATAAATGGTATCCTCCATTAAATTCTCTACACAATATTAGTATACCAGAAATAGGTGAAGAAATACTTTTAATAAACGAACCTTTTATCAATAAACTTTATTGGATTTCAAGAGTTCCAGAAACAAATTATGTTAGTAGATATTTAGTTAGAGAAGATCTAAGTGGGTTAAATGAAAACAAATATGGATTTAGTTTTAAAGTTGATTTATTAACAAAAAATAAAGAAGATTTACAACCAACAGTTAGTTTAAATAACTCAACTGGTAAAAGAAAGAAAAGATTTTATACAATACCTGCTAAATTAGGTGATGTTATTACGCAAGGTAGAAGTGGAACATTTATAAGACACTCCTTTAATAATGAAACAGAAGAAAAGAGTGGTTTTTTAGAGATAGGTTTATTGAACTCTAACAATATTTCTTATCATAACAAAGCATTTAAAAATACTATTGGTGACACAAGAACTAAAACTGTTCATTTTAGAGGTAATATAAACTCAATATATCCAAACATAACTAAAAGAACTAATTATGATAAAAAGATAGAAGGCCCATTTCAAGACGGATCTTATCAGTTAGTTCCTGTTAGAAATGATTTTAAAGCTAAAAACATAATATTAAATAAAGCTGATGAGATCTATAACATATCTTTCTTAAATAAAGATGATAATTATATATACAGATCTGTTTTAGGAGAAAAATTAGAAGATTATCAACAAGGAGTTAATAGCCAAATAATAGATATGTTAGAAGTTGTGAGAAATATGAATGAAACATTGCAAGATATTATGGAAATGTTTTTAAATCATACACATGACTTACCCGAAATAAACATACAAATTCCAGACAAGGAAGTGTCATTTAAAGAAAAGGTTAGGTTACCCGGTAAGTTAGTAACTGGTAGACCAAGACAGGTAAAGATTGACGGCGTTCCGGTAAAGAAAACCATTAACACTCCTGTCGGCCCAAAAGAAGTTACAGAGATAGTTGGTGGTAAAACTATAACTGTTCCCGGGCCTTCAAGGCTGTTAGCTGGTAGAATTAAAACGGTTACTAGAAAGAAAACTATTTCTTATGATAAGATAGTTATTGGTGGAGAGAAAAATAGAAGAATTACCACTTCACCAGAAACAAACGAAGAAACAGATAATATATATAAAGATATTTTTAAATATTATGATGATATAAAAGAACAAAATGATAAGTTCAATTTATTATCAAGAAAAACTTTTGAGTTCTTAAGCAAGCATAATTTTATTAATTAAGGAAAAGAAATGAATATTATAAAATTCCCTATTAAAGATTTAAAGTGGGATACTCATAAAGAAACAAAATTTGCTGCAAGGGAAATTATGAGAGCTATATTGTTGACATCTCCTTATGAAAGAGTTAACCGGCCATCAGATGATATACCGGCAGTTGATTTGCTAAGTATAGGTGAAAATTATTTATTTGAACCTATGACAATAGAACAAATACAATTAAGAATAAAAAGTGATATTAATAAAGCTGTAACTATTAACAACCAAGATGCTCAAGCTGCTTTCTTTTATGTTATTGATGATTTTCAAATTTACAATAAAGAAAGAACAATAAATGAAAATTTAGGTTTTGTAATTGAAGATGAAAACCAAATATTGTTAAAGATTAACTATTCTTTTTCAACAACTCAGTTTTATGATCAAGATAGAATTAATGAATTAAATAATAACAATCAGAGAACAGAGTATATTGGAGACTCACTTGTTGAAAGAAATAAAAAATTAGAAGATAAATTTAAAAAAAGTTTACAAGAAAGAAATGGTATAAATAACTCTGGTTCTTTGGTTATACAGGATGAAATTAACTTTACAATAAATGATATTCCAACTTAATATAGAGAAAAAAAATGACAGAAGCGGTTGATAAAGAGATAAGAGATATTGATTATATCTCCAAAGATTTTAATGGATATAAAACAGATCTTATTGATTTCTTAAAAAAATATTTTCCAGACACATGGCAAGATTTTAGTCAAATTTCTGGTGGTATGGCTTTATTAGAGATGGTTGCTTATGTTGGTGACAGTTTATCTTTTTTGATGGATAGACAAATTAATGAAGGGTTTATAGATAGAGCTATTGAGCCAGCTAATGTATATAGTTTAGCACAAAATATGGGATATAAACCAAAATTTTCAACTCCAGCTACAACCACACTATCTTTATCAGCAACATTTTTCGATAGCACATCATCAGATTCTATGTTTAAAGTTTTGAAAGAGTCAATATTTTCTTCTGATAATTTTGTTGATTATGAATTGGTAGAAGATGTTGATTTTTCAAATACAACAAATAGATCATCTATAAGAGATACTGTTGAAAACAAAACAACATACGTTAAAAATGCTGTTGTTATCGCTGGAAAAACTAAAAGTTTTGAATATTCTGTTTCAGCACCACAACCTTTTTTAAAAATAACATTACCAGATGTAGATATATCAGAAATATATTCTGTTATTGATAACAATGGTAACGAATGGATTGAAGTTGATAGTTTAGCACAACAATCTGTTTTTTATGGTGATATCAATATTGATCCATTAACAAATGAAGATGCTGGTTATATTTTAAAACAAAAAAAAGTTTATAGAAAATATATAACAGAAAAAAATGCTAATGGTAGTGTTAGTCTTGTTTTTGGTAATGGAGTGTCAACGCAAGAAGATTCGGAAATAATACCAAATCCAGAAAATTTTGTTTTACCAATAAATTTAAGAGGGTCCGTTTCAGCCTTTACACCTAAAGTCATAAATTCATCTGATTTTTTAAATACCACAACACTTGGAGAAGCTCCCAAAAACACAACTTTAACAATAAAATATAGAGTTGGTGGTGGATCAAACACAAATTCACCAGTAGGTTCTATAAAAAGATGTGTTAGTAAAAATATAGAGTTTTTAGACACAAGTTTTGAATCTGCAAATCCAAGTATTTCTAATTTTGTTGTTGATTCATTAACTGTTAATAATAAAGTTGATGCGTCTGGTGGTTCCGATGCGGAAAGTTTAGCTGACATAAAACATAATGCAATTAATAGTATTAACTCGCAATACAGAGCTGTTACTTTGAATGATTATCAAGCAAGAGCTTTATCTTTACCTTCTGTATATGGTAATATATTTAGAGCTAAGGCGCGAAAAAACCCATTAGATAGTAATGGTGTAGAAATATATGTTACAGGTATTGATGAAAATAATAATATTAAAAACTTAAACAACATTGTTAAAAATAATTTAGAATCATATCTACAAGAATTTAAATCATTTTCAGATAATATATTGATAAGTAATGGGATTATAGCTAATATACAAGTTGATTTTAGTATAACTAAAAATTCAACTTATTCTAACAATGAAGTTTTACTTGAAGCATTTAATATATTAAAGGGTATATTTTTCTACAGAAATATTAAATTCGGAGATAGTTTTGTTATAAGTGATATAATGTCTACATTACAAGCTTCGCCAAAAATACTTTCAGTTGGAAGTTTGAATATAAAAAATATAACTGGTAGTATTGGGGGTAGTGTGTATTCAAACAGTGTTGTTGATATGCGTCAAAACAATGGCGTAATAACACTACCGCAAAATGTGGTTTGGGAGTTAAAATATCCAAATAAAGATATAATAGGAACGGTTGTTTAATGAATAGAAAAAAAAGAATACCAAGAAATCAAAAGTTTTCTAAAGCTAGTAAAAGATGTGAAATATGTGGTGAGTCAAAAGCTGTGGATAATCATCATATAACACATAAGTCAGAGGGTGGATCTGATTATGGATTAAATAGAGTGTGGTTATGCCCTAATCATCACAGAATGGCCCATAATGGATATTTATTAATAAAAGGTTGGGATGACTACGGATATAAATTAAAACTTAATTATGAAATTAGAGAAAATAAATGTCAATAGTAAGAGCATATGCAGACAAAGACACTTGGATTACCGACTCTGCCGTTAGTGCTAATTTTGGTTTATCTCCAATATTAGAGGTTTGGAACAAGTATAGCAATGAAAAAGAAAAAAAGGAATATGCAAGAATATTAATAAAATTTGATTTAGATGAGTTAAAAGAAGAAATATCAGTTAATAAGAATTATCCAGATCCAAGAGACTCTTCTACTGTTTCAGCATTTATAAGAATGAATAATGTTACTCACGGAGAAGAACAAGCTAGTGATTTTGACATATATGCCTTTCCACTAAGTGCTACATGGGTTGAAGGCAGAGGTCTTGATAATGATCTTAAAACAAATACTGGTTATACAAATGCACTTTATGCTGATAACATCAACCTTTGGACAGATTTAGGTGCCTTAAGTGGGGGTGAAGCTTATAAGGGAGCTTTTGATGCAATATATGACTCTAACTCAGCTATTCAATCATTTGTTCATGGTGAAGAAGATTTAAAATTAGATGTTACTGAGTGGTTTAAAGATTATTTGGATGGATTAAGTTCTAATTATGGGTTTATGATTAGAATGGGTGATAAAGAAGAAGCTCAAACTGATGCTGAGGCAGCAGCTGCTGGAGTTAATACTTCTGTAACGGGCGTTAGTTATTTTACTAAAAAGTTTTATGGAAGAGAGACAAACACAAATAGAAGACCATATTTAGAACTTACATGGCCAGAGACAATAAAAGACGATAGAAAAACATTATACTTTTCTAGATCTGCAGATTTATTTTACTACAATATTGTTGACGGTGTTTTGGAAGATTTAGATGGAACAGGAAAGTTTCCCGGATTTGTTACATTACAAGCTGATGGTGTTAATATAACTCCTATATCACTAACAGCAGGTAGATTTTCTAAGGGTATATATAAACTAAATATAGGAACAGCAACTGATGATTTGGGTAATGCGTTAACTGGTGTTAATATATCTTTAAGCTCCGCTACTAATTTTACTGACACATGGAGTGTAACATCGGCTGGATATGAGTCATCTTATACTTTTAATTTTGAGCCTAAACTACCCTCTATAGGTAATGATAATTTTACTACATCAAACTTGATTGTCAACTTGGTTAATCAAAAAAGCGAATATGATTATGGAAGTGTAGCTAATATAAGAGTTTTTATTAAAGACAAAACACAAGTTTTACAATCCACAACAGCTACAAAAACATTTATTGATAGTTTTATTGTTAAAAATGGAATGTATGAGATAAGAGAAAAATCCACTGATTATGTGGAGATTTCAGAACAAAACCTATCATATGATAAAGATGGAAATTTCTTTGAAATAAATACTAACAATCTTTATCCTAATGTAGAATATAAGATTGTTTTAAAACTAAAAGTTAGAAATGAAACTATTATAATAGACAAACCAGATTTGTGGAACTTTACTGTTTTATAAGGGGTAAAAAATGGCTGACGGCTATACATACGAAAGTTTATTATCTTCTTTAGAGAGTGCTGGAAGTATTTCTGGTGATTTACTAGAAAATTCATTTACAGCAGATACAAACAGAGCTATTCCTCTTATAGATTATGGTAGATTCTCAAAACATACTTTCTTTGGTGATATAAGAAGAAAGACAGAAAGAAACTTTAATAAAATAATAACTGAATACCCTATTGGTTTGAGTGGGGCTTCAGTGGCCGCATTAACAGAATCAGATATATTGGCTGTTGATAAGTTTTACAAAGAAGCTGATGGTTACACTAGATGGTTATTGAATGAGTTGGGTAAAGATGTGGCCTTTACTGGAACAGAAAAATCAATAACTGCAAATGCTGTTAATAATAATCAAGAAAATGTTACATTAATTCACTTACATAGAGATTCTGATAATTCTGTAACTGGTGATCAGTTAGATAATATAAATGCAATATATGAAAGAATAGAATTATACGAAGATTTTAATAAAGAAATAGAATATTTAGATGCTGGAACTTTATCATATTTTGGAGTCACTGGTGGTGAAGGTAATTATGCTAATTATTCTACTCGTATAACCGAAGAAGTTCCAGCCTCTGCAGAGGTTGATGTTATTCAAAACTTCAAGTTGGAAAATCTTATACCAAGATATTTGTTTTTAGGTGATGATACAGAATTCTTAAAAAGTTTTCTTACAGCATTGTCTGAATCTTTTGATGAATATAAATTATATATAGAAAACATACCAAACTTAAAAAAGATTTCATACGATAGCGTTGATAGAGTTCCAGATAGATTCATACCTGTTTTAGCTAAAGATTATGGTGTTAATTTATATGAAACATCTGCAGATATTGATATAAAACAAGAACTATTTAATTCTTCATCTGCTGGATATACTAGTAAAGAGGTAACAAGTAAGGTATGGAATAGAATATTAAACAATATCCCACACCTATTAAAATCAAAAGGTGCAAGAGAAAGTTTAGAAGCTATTTGTAGAATATATGGAATTAAAAACAATTTCTTAAAAATTAATGAACACTCAATTTTTAGAACAAAAGTTAAAAAAACAGAACAAGAGTTAGTAGATTTTATAGCTTTATATTCTGATGGAACGAATTATGTTCAAACATCAGTTGGAGCTACAGAAACTAGTTCTTTGGCTTTTGATTTTGCGGCTGGGCAAGACTTTACCATACAAACTGTTGTATCTGCAACAGCGGCACAATCTCACACATTGGTTGAACACCCACTATATAATATAACATTAAGTGATGTAGGTGTTTTAACATTTAATTCAGTAACAACACCAACTGTAACAGTATCCACCCCAGAGGGGTCTATTTCATCCCATATACAAGCCTTAGATAATTTTACTAATATAACTGTATCAAGAAGTGGTGATACCTTAAACGCTTATTTAACCACCCTCTCAGCTAGTCCTACTGGTGGTAATGATATTGTAGAGGTTGTTAGTGGTTCTTACAGTGATGTATCGGTTGGAACTGAAAGTTATGACTCAACAGGTGGAACTGTTGGTGGCTCTACAAAATTTCCTTCTCCAAATAACTTTATTGGTTATATGCATGAAGTAAGAACATGGGATATAGCATTAGAAGAAGAAGACATAAAAGAACATACGAGAAACTTTCAATCAATATCAATTGAAAATACAAAAATAAACAATCAAAGTGCCACATATAATAATTTGAAGTCTCACTTCAAACTAAGAGAAGATATAATTCTTGGTGGTGATTATAATTTTATTGTAAACTCTGCAAAAAGTAATTATCACGCTGAACCTGTGGGGTTTGGAACAACAGAGAAAAAATATAGACACTTTTCCGATAGAAAAAGAATTGTTAGTAGTTATCCATTAGGTTTCTCTATTAACAACGATAAAATAAGAACATCAGAAGAAAATATTGAAGAAGAAGATGTTGGTTATATTAGCTTCTCTATGAGTCCAACAAACGCAGTAAATAGAGAAATATACAATAGTATACAAGATTTTAATGTGTTTGATCTTTTAGGAGATCCTTCTGTATTAACAAAGAACTCATATTTTGGAACAGACATAAATAATAAATGGAATGAAATTTCAGAACAATGGAATTTATCTAAAAACGAAACATTTGATCCAGATCCATTAAACAATGCATTACTTAAAAGTGGTGGATCTGTTTTGACGGTAACTGGTGTTAGTGGGTCTAGCGTTGGATTAATGAACAATAACGCATTTGTTAAATCAATGAATAATTTCAATGATACATTTGGAAGTATATTTCCATTCTCAGAACAATTTATACCAGCAAAAACAAATGTTATTTCAAAAGGTTTATTTATTGAATCACCTTTATTAGAGAGACATAAAACAAAAAGAGTGTTTGGTAGAAGATGGAATTCTTTGGCTGAGGTCTTGGCTGAGAACGAACAATATCAATTAACAGCAGATGGAAATATTATATCATATGATAATGATAAGCAAACTAACAATGCTGTTCCTACGGTGTTATCGTTAAATGAGCTTGAATTTGTTTTAAATAATCACTATTTAGCTGGTGATTTGGCTACAACGGGTTCGGGTTCGGCTAATGAAGTAAATTTATCAGCATCAGCTGCAACTACTGCAGATTTTCAAGGTTATCAATATTATGATAACAACATACAAGAAACTATAGATTTAGAGTTTAGTGCTATAACTCAAGTTCCAAATGTTAGTGTTAATAGCACTGTAAACGAACCTAATTTTTCTCAAACTAGATATGGTAGATTCTTACCCGTAAGAATAACTCCTGCAGCTGTTGACCAAACAGAGGTTGAAATAACTTTGGATACTATGTTAATATCACCTACTGCAAACAACACAGCTAGCAATGGGTTCATAAGTGGTAGAGTTAAAATGTTATCTGGTGGTGTTGAATTCAAAACGGATTTACCAGCCTTAAGGTTTGATTTTCCCACATCAGCTGATGGAACAAACTTGTTTATTGCAGAGGTTGGTGATATAGATGCTGGTGAGGGTAGAATAGTAAAAGACAAAGACAACTCAATAGTTGTCTCCTTAGAGAGTGCAACAATACAATTAAACTTAACACTAGCTAGTGTTGTAAGATCACTCAGTGCAGTTGCTGGAGATGTTACACTACAAATGGTAGAAGATTCGGCGTCTGGTAGTATTGGTATTGTTCCTATTAATGTTACAAACCTATTTAATGATGTAACATATATATTTAGAGTGGGTATAAACGCTGTTGATACTAAGGATACTGATTTGATTAGACAAATAACACAACAAGGTGTAGAAAAAATTACATCATAAA